CGCTGCGAAGCTCCATTCTTCATCGGATACGTCTGTCGGGTAAGGCTTGCGGGGGCTCATGCACACAGCATAACGAGCCTTTCCGAAAGTGCCTAACACGCTCTATGGCAGCGTCACGCCCACGGCCATTGCTGGCATCGGTCCGGCGCCGCAGGTCGCGATCGACGTGGGGCAACTGGGCAGCATGTTCGGCGGCGGTGCGACGCGCCTGATCGGTACCGAGCAAGGGCTGGGCGTCAACATCGGCGGCAACCTGGTCGCGCTGACCGGGCGCCTGGACCTGTCGGCCAACGGCGATGTCACCATCACGCCGACCGGCCGTGTGCAAAGCGCGGGCGACGCGGCCATTGCCGCGCCGAACGTCACCAACCAGGGCGCGATCAGCACCCCCGGCAACGTCTCCATCACGGGCGGCGCGACCAATACCGGCACCGTGATTGCCGGGGGCAACGTGGCGATCACGGGGCCGCGGATCGCGAACACCGGCACCATCGGCGCGGGTGTCGACGCAAACGGTGGCGTGACGCAGCCCGGCAGCGTCGCGCTCAATGCATCGGGCACCGTACGCAATGGCGGCAGCCTGCTGGCGGGCCAGGATATCGGCGTAACCGGCGGTGGCATCGATGCCGGCGGCGGCAGCGTCAACGCGCGCGGCGCGCTTGCACTGACGGCCGCGGGCGATGTGTCGAGCCGCGGCGCAACCGTCTCCGCCAACAGTGTGGCGATCCAGGCCGGCGGCACGCTCGACAACGCGGCAGGCAGCCTGTGGTCGGCCACGGGCATGCAGGTGGGGGCGCAGCGCGTGGCCAACCAGGGCGGGTTGCTGGGGGCGGTCGGCGATGTGGCGGTCACGGCCGGTTCGGTAGACAACGGCGCCGGCACCATCGGCTCGCAGACGGGCCACCTGAGCGTCAACAGCACGGGCGCCATCGCCAACGCCGCCGGCAAGCTGATCGCCGCGCAGGATGTGTCGCTCGCCGGCTCGGGCCTGGGCAACCAGGGCGGCACGGTCTCGGCACGCAATCTGTCAATCAACACGGGGACCGGCGGGATCGACAACACCGGCGGTACCGTCTCCGCCGCCGGCACGGCCGCCATCGGTGCGGGGGCGCTGGTCAACCGGGGCGGTACGCTGGCCGCCGTGGGCGATGTGGCGCTCAAGGTCGGCAGCCTAGACAACACCTCGGGCGCGCTCGGCTCGCAGACGGCCGGCCTGAAGCTGGACAGCGCCGGCGACGTCGTCAATGCGGGCGGCAAGCTGGTCGCCGCGCAGGACGCTTCGATCGCCGCCGCTGGCCTGAACAGCCAGGGCGGGATGGTGTCGGCGCGCAACCTGCTGCTGGATACGCGCGGCGGCACGATCGACAACACCAAGGGCACGGTGTCCGCGGCCGGCACGGCGAAGGTCAACGCGGGCAGCCTGATCAACCAGGGCGGCACGCTGGCCGCGGTGGCGGAGGTGCAAGCCAACGTCGGCCGCCTGGACAACACCGGCGGCGCGCTCGGCTCGCAGACGGCCGGCCTGAGCGTGACCAGCACCGGCGCCATCGACAACGCGGGCGGCAAGCTGGTCGCCGCGCAGGATGCCACCCTCAGCGCCGCGAGCCTGGGCAACCAGGCCGGCACGATCGCGGCGCGCAACCTGCTGCTGGATGCGCGCGACGGCACGATCGACAACACCAAGGGCACGGTGTCCGCGGCCGGCACGGCGAAGGTCAACGCGGGCAGCCTGATCAACCAGGGCGGCACGCTGGCCGCGGTGGCGGAGGTGCAAGCCAACGTCGGTCGGCTGAACAACGCCGGCGGCGTGCTCGGCTCGCAGACGGCCGGCCTGAGCGTGACCAGCACCGGTGCCATCGACAATGCGGGCGGCAAGCTGGTCGCCGCGCAGGATGCCACCCTCAGCGCCGCGAGCCTGGGCAACCAGGCCGGCACGATCTCGGCGCGCAACCTGTCGCTGAACACAGGGCGCGGTCTGCTCGACAACACGGGCGGTACGGTGTCGGCCGCCGGTACGGCTGCAGTCGATGCCGGTGCACTGGTCAACCGTGGCGGCTCGCTGGCCGCCGTGGGTGACGTGACGCTCAAGGTCGGCAGCCTGGATAACACGGCCGGCGTGCTCGGCTCGCAGACGGCCGGCCTGGATCTGGACAGCGCTGGCGATGTCATCAATGCGGGCGGCAAGCTGGTTGCCGCACGGGACGCAACCCTCCGTGCCGCGAGCCTGGCCAACCAGGGTGGCGCCGTCTCGGCGCGCAATCTGCTGGTGAACACCGGGGCCGGCACGCTCGACAACAGCAACGGAACGATCTCCGCCTCCGGTCAGGCCGATCTGACCACCGGCAGCCTCGTCAACCATGGCGGCACGCTGGCCGCGGCGGGCGACGTGGCCGCACGCGTGGCGGACCTGGACAATGCCGGCGGCACGCTCGGCTCCAGCGCGGGCAACCTGCGCATCGACAGCGCCAGCCGCATCGCCAACGCCAAGGGCAAGCTCGTTGCCGCACAGGACGCGATCCTCAACGCCGCCAGCCTCGATAACCAGGGCGGCGCCGTCTCTGCGCGTGGCCTGAACATCGACACCGGCGCGGGCACGCTCGACAACAGCCACGGCGCGGTTTCCGCCGCGGGCGCGGCCACGATCCGGGCGGGCAATCTGGTCAACCAGGGCGGCACGGTCGCCGCTGCCGGCAACCTCAGCGCTACCGTTGCCGGCCTCGACAACACGGCCGGCGGCATTTTCGGCTCCAGCGGCGGCAGCCTGACGCTGGGCAGTGCCGGCGCGGTCGCCAATGCCGGCGGCAAGTTGCTTGCCGCGCAGGACATTGCGCTGTCGGCAGCGAACCTGGGCAATCAGGCCGGCACCGTGGCCGGGCGCAACGTCACGGTCAACACCGGCACTGGTGCCCTCAACAACACCGGTGGCGCCATCGCGGCGGCGGCGGCGCTCGACGCGACCGCCGGTGTCCTCACGAACGCCAACGGCGTGATGCAGGCCGGCACCACGCTCACCGCGCACAGCCAATCCCTGACGAACACGAGCGGCGCACTGATCGGCAACGCCGTGTCGGTCAACAGCGGCGCGCTCGTCAACCGGCAGGGCACGATCTCGTCGGCCACCACGCTGGACGTACAGGGCCAGTCGCTGGACAACGCGCAGGGCAAGATCGTTGCCAACGGCACCCTGTCGATCCACGACGACGCCCTCACCAATGCCGGCGGCCAGATCGCCTCCAACGCGGATGTCACGGTCAGCGGCACGACCCTCGACAACAGCGCCGGCCTGATGCACGCGGGCGGCACGCTGTCGGTCAACGGTGCGACGGTGCTCAACAGGAACACCGGCACGGCCGGCACCGGCATGGAGGGCACGAACGTGGCGGTGGGCGCCAGCGCGTCCTTCGACAACACGGCCGGTGCGGTCCGCTCGGACCAGAGCACGCAGATCACCGCGCCGGCCATCGACAACACGCAGGGCGCGATCCAGTCGGCCGGTACGGTCGGGGCCAAGGCGGCGGGGACGCTGACCAACACGCGGGGCAACCTCGCCGGCACCGGGAGCGTGGCGGTCGCGGCCGGCCGGATGAGCGGCGACGGCACGGTGCAATCCCGGGGCAGCGTGTCGCTCGACCTGCAATCGGACTACGTCAACACCGGCACGGTCGCCGCCGGCCAGGACGTCTCGATCACGACGAAGGGCGACGTGACCAACTCGGGCACGATGTCCGCCGGACGCAATCTTGCGGTCTCGGCCAACAACATCGCGAACACGCGCAGCGGGCAACTGATCGGCGCCGTGTCCAACACCCTGACCGCGCGGGGCACGCTGTCCAACGACGGCCTCATCGATGGCGGCGCCACCGTGGTGCGCGCGGGCAACGTGGTCAACACCGGCCGCCTGTACGGCGACACGGTGGCGATCCAGGCCAACACGCTCACCAACACCGTGAGCGCCGGCGGCGTGGCCGGCGTCATCGCCAGCCGCAGCGACATGGACCTGGGCGTGCAGGCGCTCAACAACCAGGAGCACGCGCTCATCTACGCCGCGGGCAATATGCGCGTCGGCGGGGCGCTGGATGGGGGCAACCACGCGACCGGCTCCGCGCAGCGCGTGACCAACGGTTCGGCCGCGATCAACGCCGATGCCAACCTCACCATCGCTGCCGCGCAGATCAACAACGAGAACAACCGCTTCTCTGTGATCAACCAGACGTCGGCCGGCGTGCACGTGGTGTCGTACCGGCTCAGCGGCTCGCTGCAGGACATTGATCCGTCCACGGTCTGGCTCTTCCACCAGAATACCGGCGAGTGGCATGCCGGCGCCGACTGGCAGTGGCTTGGCGACGATGACTACAAGGTCATGGTGATGCCCTCGGCGCAATACCCGTTCGAGCGCTATGGGCCGCCGTTCGATTACAGCAAGGAGGCATCGAAGGTGGCCATGATCGGCGCACCGCTCAGTTTCCCGATCGGCGCCGCCTACAGCCCGGGTGGAGCCTGCGGTGGCGACAACTGCACGGTGAGCGAGTATCCGGAGCACTTCGTCTACTCGGCGAGCGACCGCATCTGGGATGTGTTCGGCATCGAGCGGCCGCAGGAGATCGGGGAGCAGCCCGTCCGAGAGAACTATATCTATAGTGGCCGGGCATCGCAGTACGCGGTCGATCTTGCGGCTTGGGAGAAGCGGCACGATGCCGCTGTCGCGCACTATCAGCAGCTGAACAAAGCCATCGAGGCGTTCAACTGGGACTTCCGGCGCAGGCAGGTCGACCAGTTCACCATCTACGACGGTACCCAGCAGGTCACGCGCACCGTGGTCACGCAGAGCGACCCCGGCACCATCACCTCCGGCGGCAGCATGACCCTGAACGCCGGCGTGGTGAACAACGTCGCCAGCCAGTTCGTGGCGGGCGGCGACCTGACCGGCAGCAGGGTGATCGGCACGCGTCCGAACAACCAGGGGATGACGGGCCTGCAGACCGTCACCACGACGGGGCAGGCGCTGTACACCTACGTCGACGATCGCGACCGTGCTTACCGCGCTGCTCCGTGGCAGGGCCAGACGGTCCTGACGCAGTTCCAGCTGGATGTGAGCGCCACCAGCGGCACCGGCCCGAACAGCCAGCACACCGTCAAATCCGTCGCGGCCACCGCTGCGGCCGGCCAAGGCAACGGCGGCGCCACGACGGTGGCCGATCACCTGACCATTGGCGGCGGCACGGTCCAGCCCGGCAAGGCTTCCGTTGCGGTGCCCGCCGCCGGGGCCATCTATACGGTGACCTCAACCGTGGCCGCGCCGACCGGCAGCACGGTCAGCGCCGCCACCTCCGCCGTGACCGCGCCGAGCGGCGGCAGCGTCATCCGCACCGTGGTGCCGAACCTGACGCTGCCCAACAACGCGCTGTACCGTGTCGTCCGCGATCCGGGCAGCAGCGTGCTGGTCGAGACCGATCCGCGCTTCACCAACTTCCGCCAGTGGACGTCCAGCGACGTGATGCTGTCGCAGTTCCGCAATGACCCGGGCGCCACACTCAAGCGCATCGGCGACGGTTTCTACGAGCAGCAGCTGATCCAGCAGCAGATCATCCGCGCCACCGGCCAGCGCTTCATCGGCGACTACACCAGCAACGAAGACGAGTACAAGGCACTGCTGGCCGCCGGTGCCGCCGCCGGCAAGGCGTTCGGGCTGAACGTGGGCACGGCGCTGACCGACGAGCAGATGGCGCGGCTGACCACCGACATCGTGTGGATGGTCAAGCAGACCGTGACGCTGGCCGACGGCAGCCAGCAGGAGGTGCTGGTGCCGCAGGTCTACCTGCGCGCCAAGGACACCGATATCACCGGCGGCGGCACGCTGATGGCGGGCCGCAACGTGTCCTTCAACGCGAAGGGCGATGTCGTCAACAGCGGCACCATCGCCAGCCGCAGGGTGACGGTCGTCACCGGCGATAACATCGTCAACAGCGGCACGCTGGCGGGCGGCACGTTGCTCGCCCAGGCGGCCCAGGACATCAACAACCTCGGCGGGCACATCCAGGGCGACCAGGTGCTGCTGAGCGCCGGGCGCGACGTGAACCTGACCAGCACCAGCACGTCCACCGCGAACGCCACCACCCTCGGTACCAATATCAGCCAGGTGGCGAGCGTCGCGGCCGGCACGCTGTCGATCCAGGCCGGGCGGGACGCCAACCTGACGGCGGCGGCCATCGACACGTCGGGCGACGCCACCATCACGGCCAAGCGCGACGTCAACTTGAATGCGCTGCGGCAATCGAGCGAGGAGCACGTCAACTGGGGCAACCAGAACCGCTCGGATCGCGCGTCGTACGCCGATGCCGGTACGCAGATCCAGACGGGCGGCAAGCTCGCGATCGGCGCTGGGCAGGATGTGAATGCCACGGCGGCGTACGCCAATGCGACTGGCAGCATCCAGGTGGTGGCTGGGCGGGACGTCCATCTCAATGCTGGCCAGAGCCATCAGGAGGTGCGGGACGAGCACTTCCAGCAGGAGACCGGCTTCCTGTCGTCGAAGACGACACACACGATCGATTCGGTATCGCGGACCGATGCGGTCGGTACCACCCTCTCGGGCGACACCGTTGCTGTCCAGGCCGGGCGCAACCTGACCGTGGCGGGCAGCACGGTGGCCAGTACCAACGGCACCAGCCTGGCTGCGGGCAACGATCTGACCGTCACCACCACGCAGACCAGCAGCAGCGAGTCGCATTTCCGCGAGGAGAAGAAGAGCGGTTTCGGCGCCACGGGTAACGGTTTGTCCTACGGCAACAAGCAGCAGACGGACAATGCCAACGACAACGCCAACACCTATGCCGGCAGCCTGATCGGCAGCACCAACGGCAACGTCACGCTCAAGGCTGGCGGCGACCTGCACATGACCGGCAGCCAGGCCGTGGCCGGCGGTGACCTGACCGCGATCGGCCGCAACGTGACGATTGACGCGGCGGCCGGTACGACGCATCACGACGAAACGCACATCACCAAGAGCAGCGGCTTCACGCTCGGCCTGTCCGGCGGCGCGGCTGGGCTGATGCAGGCGGCTTCGTCGCAGATGCAGGACGCGGCCGATGCCAAGGATGCGCGGGCCTCGGTGCTCAACGGCATGGCGTCGGCCCGCAGCTTGTACGACGCAGGGAATGCTCTGGGCGGTAAGAAGCCGATGGACGAGGTCGCGGTGACGCTTTCGTGGGGCACCAGCCAGAGCAAGAGCACCTCGACCGAGGACGCCACCCGCAACCAGGGCAGCACACTGATGGCGGGCGGCAAGGCGACGCTGATCGCCACAGGCGCCAAGGACGCCAACGGTAACCCGGTGGCCGGCACAGGCAACCTGACCATCGCCGGCAGCGGCGTCTCGGCGAAGGATGTGGTGCTGGGTGCGGCCAACGCGGTCAACCTGGTCTCCAGCCAGGATACCGACAAGACGCGCAGCGAAAACAGTTCGTCGTCGGCGAGTGTGGGTATCTCGTATGGGACCAAGGGCTTCGGTGTGTCCGCCTCGATGAGCAAGGCACATGGTGATTCCAACAGCGACGCGGTCATCCACAACAACACCCACGTGACGGGCAGCGACAGCGTGACCATCGTGTCGGGCGGGGACACCAACCTGCTCGGCGCTCAGGTCAATGGCGGCAAGGTCGCGGCGAACGTGGGCGGCAATCTGAACCTGGCCTCGCAGCAGGACACCACCAAGGCATCGTCGCACCAGCAGAGTATGGGCGGCGGCTTCAGCATCAGCCAGGGGGGCGGCAGTGCCAGCGCCAGCTTCACCACGCAGAACGGCCACAGCGACTACAAGGGCGTGCAGGAGCAGACCGGCATCTATGCGGGCAAGGGCGGCTTCGACATCAACGTCAAGGGCAACACCGACCTGAAGGGCGCGGTGATCGCCAGCGAGGCCACGCCGGACAAGAACACGCTGACCACCGGCACGCTGAGCTTCTCGGATATCCAGAATCACTCGGAGTACAGCGCGTCGAGCTTCGGGCTGAGCGGCGGCGTCGGCTACCAGTCGGAGAAAAAATCGGGCGAGACCTCGGACGCGAATTCCGAGGAGCCGCGCAAGAAAGCTACCCCGGGCGGTTTCTCGCCGATGCTGCCGCTGATGTCGTCCGGCAGCGCGGACAGCACCACGCGCAGCGCGGTGGCCGAAGGCACCATCCATATCACCAACCAGGCGCAGCAGAAGCAGGACCTCGCTACGCTGAGCCGCGACACGTCCAACACCAACACGGTGCTGGACAAGAACCCCGACCTGGGCGAGATCCTGAGCCGGCAGGCCGAGCTGCAAAAAGCGGCGAGCGCAGCGGGCGAGGCGGTGGCCCGGACCATCGGCGACATCGCGGATACGAAGCGCGCCGACGCCTTGGCCGAGGCCGACAAGGCTCGCAAGGCCGGCAATGAGGAGCTGGCCAACAAGTACCAGACCGAAGCCGACCAATGGAAGGAAGGCGGGGCGTATCGCGCCGGGCTGCACATGGCGGGCGGCGCGCTGGTGGCCGGCCTTGGCGGCGGCAGCGCGATCGGCGGTGCGATTGGCGCCGGAGCGGCATCGCTCGCTGCGCCGCAGCTGACCGAACTGGCGGACAAGGTTGCGTCGTCCGTGGGTGGTGGAGTTGCCGGGCAGATGGCGGGCAATGTGGTGGCGAACGTGGCTGCGGGGGCGGTTGGGTCGGTTGGTGGGGGCTCGGGGGCGTTTATGGGCGCCAATGTGGACCGCTATAACCGCCAGCTGCACGAGAAGGAAACCAGCGTCATCCGCAACAAGGCCCGGCAGCTCGCAGCCGCAGGCACCATCAGCTACGACGACGCGGTTGCGCGGTTGTCCTCGCAGGCATTGCGGGACGTCGATGCCGAGTATGCTGCCGCGCATCCGGGCGTGGACATGCAGGCGCAGGCGTGGTTGAACCAGTTGAAGGCGGAGAACCCGGAAGGGTTCAACCACATGCCGTTGTTCCAGGCGACACGGGATGAGCGCAACGATCCCACGCTGTATTCCGGTACCAAGCTGACGAATCCGGACATTTACGCTGCAGCCAATCGTCCGCCGATCCCGGGGACCATCAGTCCGAATCGGGTGAACTTGATGCCGCTGGTGACGGGCAATGCCAAGTCCCTGGCCAACACTGCCATCGAGGTCCTCAACAAGGGGATGGCGATCGTCAGTGGGCCGCTTGGTCCGGATGTGTCGATGCCGCTGATTCCGATGACGGATGAAGAGCGTGCGGCTGCGGGAGCGACGGCGGTAATGGCGGCGCCGTTTGGGGTGCGTGGGAGCGTGGCTACCGCAGATGCGAATACGGCCTCGGCGACTGGGCGGGCCGCTGATGCGGCGAATGCCGCGCGGGGGGCCAGTGAAACGCCGACGTGGACGGCTAATGGTGGGGCGTACTCGCAAAGTTCGGCGGGGGCTGGAACACCGGTCACCACTGTGCGTGCTGGGCCGGGGTATTCGGCTGCGGATGTGGTGCCAACGCGTACAGCGGAAGAAGCTGGGGCTCTGAAGAACGGCAGTGGCACATCGCAAGAGGCTGCAAACGCAGCCAGGAGCAACTCCGATGGAGCGCAGGGCATCACTGGAAATGCGCAGGCCTTGTATGACCAGCTTCCAAAGCGTTTGCAAACAAAGACTGTTGCAACCGATGGGCAGACCAATACAATTAGCGGCTATGGCGCAGCTTTGCCGGAGGGGTACACTCACGTTGACCCAGCTAAAGTAATGCAGCGTGCTGAAGAGACCGGTCATGACCTTCGCGCAGCTGGCGCTATGGATCAAGGTGTTCCAGGTCAATACAACGCATCTCATGCTGAGAAGCAGGCAATCGTTAACAACCCGGGGGCTGCACAGGTTGATGTGTCGCGGCCGATGTGCAAGGATTGCCAGGCCTTTTATCAGGCTGAAGCGGCTGCGCAAAACAGGCCAATTGTCGTGTCTGACCCTAATTCAATTCGCACATTCCTTCCTAATGGGGAGGTTTCCGTGAAACCACGGAACTAATAAATATGACCGTTCCGCAAAAATTGGCTGCCTCGCTTAAGGCAGCATCAGTCTTGATTACTCCGGATGGCGAACTTCCAGCTAGCTCACGGAAAGATATTCTTCTCTTGATTGAGGAGTTGTCTTCTGTTGAACATGTTGATGCAGGGTATTTGCGTCGAGCACGGCTGGCACTTATTTGTGCAAGAGAGGTATTGGGCTACATTAAGCCATACGAGGACGTGCACGTAGATGCCCTGGCCATGCTGGAGCGAGGTACGGCTGCTCTTTCTGGGGAATATGCGCTAGAGAAACTCAAGAAGGAGAATGGGGAGCTTCATACGGAAGTAATTGATCTCTTCGAGCATGGCGAAGTGGCTTTTGTTGCCGCCTACTCTGGAATGGCCACTTTTGCGGCAATAAATACCGTTCTTTATGATACAAATTTTGATATGGTTGGGGAGGGTGAGAAGGGCGTTCCACCTGACGATTGGGATGCGAGCTACTACGGGTCACTTGCTATATCTGGTAGCGCCGTTTGGGAGGGGAAAGGCGGCATTGAAAGCCGCGCCGATTATTGGCGGTGGTATCTAGAGGATGCCATTCCCCGGGCATGGGATGTTGCTTCCCCAATTAAAATCAATTGATTTGTTGTTTTTTGTTTGGCAACAACCCGTCGGGTGTTGATGGGTGAGGCGCCTGATAAGCGCCACGATCGCTTTATGCGCACCGTCAACACTAGGTGAGTTCAGATATTGGATAGTGTGCAGCTTGCGCTATGCCTCCCCCTAAGATTGCTAGCACCGTCGCCGCCTGCTGATGCCAGTTCCTGAGCGGAATATCTCTGGCTTCTTTCTCTTCGCTTCCACACCATGCTGTCTGCTGTCTCACGCGCTATCGCCCTCGGTGCCAGCGCGGCAAGTTCATTTGCAATCGCTCAGGTCACCCCGCCACAAATCAGCCCAGGGCCGGCAGTCCAGCGCCTGCAAGAGCAACAACTCGACCAAGCCCGCGACCGCGCCAACGCCCGCCCGGACATCTTCACCGCGCCCGCACCCGCCCAGCCGATCGCGCTGTCGGCCCTGCCCAAGGAGACGCCGTGTTTCCCCATCCAGGGCCTCATCCTTGAGGACAACGTTTTCGACTGGCTGCCCTACCTGCTCCAGCCCGTGAATGGCCAATGCGTGGGCAAGCAGGGGCTGGAGGCCATCGAGCTGCAGGTCAACAACGCACTGATCGAGCACGGCTATGTCACCTCGCGCGTGCTGATTCCGCAGCAGAACCTGGCCGCGGGCGCGCTGCGGCTCAAGGTGCTGCCGGGCCGCATCGGTGCGGTGCGCAATGCGTCGGACGACAACATCGGCTGGGCGCGCATGGCGCTGCTGGCGGGGCCGGGCGATCTGCTGAACCAGCGCGACCTGGACCAGGCGCTGGAAACCGTGCGCCGCCTGCCGGGCCAGTCCGAGGCGAGCTTCGACATCGTGCCCGGCGCACAGGTCGGCGAGTCGGACATCGTGTTCAAGCCCGGCACCGAGAAGCGCTGGCACGGCACTTTGTCGGCGGACAACACCGGCCTGAAGAACACCGGTAAATACCAGATGAGCGGCTCGCTGGTCATCGATTCGCCGCTGCATCTGTATGACCAACTGTCGATTTCCGCGTCGTCCAATACGGACCGGGGCGCGCCCACGCAGGGCACGCGTTCGTACAGCATCAACTGGAGCGTGCCGGTCGGCTATGCGACGGTGTTCGTGGGGGCGAACCGGTCGCGTTATCGGCAGACGGTGGCCGGGTTCGAAGATCCGATCGTCTACAGCGGCCAGAGCTCCGAGGTGAACCTGGGGATCAGCGGGGTGCTGCATCGCGATGCCACGTCCCGCACCGGCGCGCAGTTCAAGGTCTTCCGCAAGATCAACCGGAACTACCTGGACGACACCGAAATCGAGGTGCAGCGCCGCGATGTCGTGGGCTATGAAGCGTCGATGTCGCACCGGCACTACGTCGGGCCCGTGGCGCTCGACGGCGGGATCGCATGGCGCGAAACGCTGCCGGACCACTCCAACGTGCCGGGCGTGGTGATGGGCGATCCCACCTATGGCGGCCGCTCGCAGATCGAAACCGCGAATGCGAACCTGTACTGGCCCTTCAAGGTCGCCAGCCAGGTCTTCGAGTTCAGCAGCAACTGGGCCATCCAGCATGCCCGCACGCGCGTGCTGCCGAGCGACTACTTCACCATCGGCAACCGCTACACCGTGCGCGGCTTCGACGGCCAGTTGACGCTGTCAGCGGAGGACGGCTGGTACTGGCGCAACGAACTGGCGTGGCGCGTGGCCGGGCAGGCCATCTACGGCGGCATCGACATGGGCAAGGTGCACGGCCCGAGCGCGGAGTCCTTGCTCGGTGACCAGTTGGTCGGCGCGGTGATCGGTGTGCGCGGCCGGGTGCCGTCGGGGCGCTATGCCGCAGTCAACTATGATCTGTCGTTCGGCTGGCCGCTGTCCAAGCCGTCGGGTTTCCGCACCGAGCGGCCGGCGGTGATGGCGCAGGTCGGTGTCGAATTCTAAGCTTGGGAGACGCCAGCAAGTCGTTCGCCTCATGACAGCAAAGTCCGTCGGACCCCAAGCCCACCACGACCATCCTTCCCTCGCGCGAATCAGGGAGCGGGCAGCCCAGCTTGGTTTCACATGTCTGGAATCGGAATGGCGGGGTTACCACGTCGCCTATGCATTCGCCTGTGCCACGGGCCATCACTTCCAGCGGCTCGCGAGCAGCATCGTCTATGGCAGGTCTCCTGCACCATGCCCCCACTGCGAGCACGAAGTGCTGCGCCAGCGTGTCCTCGGTATGGCAGCCGAACGCGGCGGTGTTTGTCTGGAGAACGATTACTTGGGGCCCAACGTCCGGCACCGCATGCGCTGCGAGCAGGGCCACGAATGGCAGACAATGGGTCGAAAGCTGCTGGCAGGCCATTGGTGCCGCGTCTGCGGGACAGCGGCGATGACCGCAAAACGCAGAGCCGAAGGCTGGCACATCGCAGATCTGCAGGCGAAAGCGGCCGCACGTGGCGGACAGTGTCTATCGCCTGAGTACCGTGGCGCGCTTGAGCGTTATGAGTGGGTCTGCGCGTACGGGCACCGTTGGTCATCGGTTGGTGCGGAGATCATGCGGGGCACCTGGTGCCGGCTTTGCGCCGATCGCGAGACGAGCGAGAGGAAGACCGATCCGGAAGGACTGTTTCGTCTCCGGACAGCCGCGCAAGCGCAAGGCGGTGACTGCCTGGATGAGGTGTATCTCGGGCAGAGCGCACGTTACCGCTTCCAATGCAAGGAAGGGCATGTGTGGAAAACCGCAGGCCAGAACGTCCTGAACGGTGGATGGTGTCGCTCTTGCCACAACGAAAGCCGGCGCCTGGGCATCGAAGCGATGCAGGCAGCCGCGCATGCGCGAGGCGGACGCTGCCTGTCAGAGACATACATCAACAAGGCCCGGCGCTTGACGTGGGAGTGCCATCACGGGCACGTTTGGCAGACCTCGCCCCGTTCAATCTTTGCGGGCCACTGGTGTCCGTCCTGCGCCACCCTGGACCGTATTCGTGCGAAGAATCAGCACAAGCGTAAGCGATACGAGGCCACGGGTAAGTTGGATACCGTATCGGGCTAGAAGAGGGCCGAAGCGTGTTGGCCGGTATATTGGCGGCCCCACATTTCAAATAGCGACTGGTACTGCACAGGCAGATGTTCATTGGGCCGATGATCGTGCGGTCGGATCGGCTGCGGTGGCATACACCGCAGTCGCAGCACGGCTGCATGGCATGAAGTGTGCGAACCAATAGTGTTTGGCCCCTACGTTTCTAGCGACCCCGTCTGCGCCAGGGTCTCAAACTCACGCAACACATCGGGATATCGCTGCGACAGGAAGCGGAAGACCGCATCGTTGTTCAACAGCTTGGAGAGATACCCTTTCGCGAGCACTAAGTTCAGCACGTCCTGACCGTAGAATTGCTCCGCCAGCTTGATTTGTCCCTGCAAATTCCCCATCTCGCGCTCCATTTTTGCCATCTGCTCCACAGTAACACCGCCCAGCTTGCGGGGTTTACTCTCGCGCACCAGCAGATTGCTGGGGGTGGCTGCCAGCAGCGCCTGCGCATAGGCAACTGTGACGTTGTTGGCCGCAATCATCAATTCGACACATTCCACCTGACGAGTTGACTTGAGCTTGCGAAGCACCGTACCAAGGTTGGGTGAAAAATGATGGTCGCTGAGTAGCTCGGCAGCTTCAGGGCAGACACCATTGAGCAATCTCGCTTGCGAGTTGATATGCCTGACATCCACATTCAATGCTTTGGCCAGTTTTTCGGGCGGCACTCCGCGCTCCAGAGCGCGCCGAATCATTACATGTGACTGGATCGTGCTCAGGCGATTGACTCGATTGTTGTACGTATAGCCTTCGTCATCGGTAGCAACGAGGCACGGCGCGTCAGTAAACTCCAGTTCCTTGAGCGCCAGCAACCGAATGTGACCGTCTAGCAAAATGTGCTGCCCGGTTCTCTTGTCTGCTTTGCCTACACTCAGCGGTTCGATCAGGCCGACGGTTTCGATGGATGCCAGGATCTGGCGGAACTTCGCAGAATTCTGGATGCCTTCTGGAACCTTGTGCGACGGTAAAATTCGCTCCATCGGAATCGTCAATGGAGCAGGGATAAAACCTAACAGGTCGCTCATGTGGAGTGACCTCCTGTCCAGACTCGATCCGCTAGATACTTCGGTAGCATCTCAAGGTGCTCGGCTCGCAGCAGGGTGGCGAAATTTTCGTCGGACAGCAATTCGCGTAATGCTTCAACGATAAATAGCAAGCGTTGCTGAGCATATTCGGCCTTCTTGACCAGCAGCTTCTGGCGTTCGACCTCTTTCTGATAATTGCGTACCAAGCTCGACGTCGTCATATCGGGCGCTTTGCGCGGAGCGCCGCGCGCCACCGAGCGGCCGATTGCTCGACGACGCTCGATGACGCGACGGGCCTGGATCAACTGATTGCCGCGCAGTTGTCCAGATTCATAGGCATCCTGCAGCGCTGTTTGCACGGCCTTGTCGTCGTTGCCGGCGCCAGCAATGGTGAGCGCCGCTGTCAACGGTATGCGTCCCGATTCCACCGCAACCAGCAAGCGCTCTTCGCCACAATTGAGCAGATGGAGGATGCCGTTTACGTATTCGAGGCTCAGGCCGGTTTTTTCGGCGATAGTTTTTTTTTCATAACCCTGTTCGCGTAACCGGTCGATACCCGCTAGCAGCTCCAAAGGACGGCACCTGCGGCGAGCAATGTTTTCGGCCAGACTCATCACAAAGGCGTCTTCATCGCTCGTTTCAACAACCATCGCGGGAATGGCTTCTTCTCCCAGAGTTTTGAACGCATTCAGGCGCCCTTCGCCGCAGATCAGGAGATAGCGCTCCACACCGTTTGAGCCAAACCGAGGTGTAACGGTGATCGGTTTCTTCAGACCGATTGCCTGGATGTTTCGGACGATCTCTTCGAACTTGCGAGCGTTGCGTTCCCGGGGATTGAGCACCTCGATTTTGTCTACGGGGATCATTCGCAGCTCAGATGTGGGATGCTGTCTCTTCATGCGACTCTCCTGACGCGACTGCGCTTGGCCATGCCGTAGAGGTAATCCAGATTGTCAAAACGGTAGCATTCCAACTCGAAGCCGTTGTGGTCGGCTAGACTGATACGAGGAAGTCCGAAGTCCAGGCGAGGCAGCAGGTAGTAGTCCAGGGGTGCCTGGTTGGGCGTATCAAGTCGAACAGCTACGGTGATATCAGGCACAAGGCTTGTGTCGAAACGAACCTTCCATCGCCGGCTGCCTGAGTCCAGTATCTGACAACGAGAGAGAACCAGCGACACACTGAATTCCTGATTGACGGTCAGTAGGTCGGTCGCTGGATCGCGCTCTACCGAACCGCCGAGGTCAGCGATCACGCGCTCGGTGTGCGTGACGATCTCCGGATGCAAGCGACGCAGAAAGCGATTGACCTCGACGTATTGATAATCCCGATCTGGCGCAAAGCCGACAGCCTGATACGCTCGGAGCAGGCTGCCGAAGCGGTGGATATAGGCTGCCGCCGATGGCATTCCCTCGGTTTCGTCGATGATAAGACCCGACAGGAAACCCCGGTTCCTGTACAGGTTACGCAGTTTCTCCAGCAGTTCTTCGTCGCTGAACCGTCGAGCCCGAGCGCGGAAAATGCCTTGAGCAGTGTAGAACAGCTCCGGCGGCACGATGGCCTCGTATGCGCCATTCTTGCGGACCCACATCTCGGGGCCGTTGGTCACCCGGTGCTTCTTGAGCTTGAACGATGTGCGGTTGTAAACGTTGTTACCAATGTATTTCTCGTTGGTCAGAACCTGGCGTACTGTCGCGCGTGTCCAATCGCGGCCAAGATCGGTGTGGATGCCGCAACTGTTGAGCTGGCTAGCGATCTCGGTTTCTGGTAGATCGTCGTTGACGAACCAACGGTAGATTTGGTTTACGATCGAAACCTCCTCGTCTGGCCCGGCCATGAGGATGACGCGGTCTGTTTGCAGGCTTTTGTGTTCCCCGCGTGCGAGCCCAGTCTTGACGGCGCCCGACTGGTCGATCAGGATACGCTGCAGACCGTATCCGGCGGGACCGCCCTGGCGATATCCCAACTCGATCAGACGACATTGCCCTGCGAACACTTTGGCGGACAATTCGCGACTGTATTCCCCTGCCATGGCGCGCTTGACGCCTTTGACGATGGTGGAAACTGGCGAACCATCGTTCTCGAACTGCTCGGCGCAGTAGACGACCTGGATGCCGGCACGGCGGCAGATGTATTCGTAGTAGGCGCTCTCATCGGCGTCCTGAAACCGCCCCCAGCGGCTGACGTCGAAGACCAGGATGATCTGGAAGTCTGCTGTGCCGGTCTCAACATCCTTGATCAGTTGCTGCAGCGCTTGCCGGCCATCGATGCGCAGGCCGCTCTTGCCCTCGTCAGCGTAGGTGCGCACGATCTGGATGCCACGCCGCTGGGCGTACTCGCGGATCCTATCGGCCTGATTCTCAGTTGAGTACTGCTGGTGCTCCGTCGACATACGGACATATTCGGCGGCGCGAAGCAGGGGCGACTCGTTCGGGGGTCTCGAAAACGGTTCGGGCATACATCCGGTCCCTCAATGTCGGGGCCACTCTCGCACCGTGGGGCGGGGGCGGCTGCAGATCCAAACGCCGACCGGATTGCCGCGCGGAATGACCGAGAACCCACATGGGACGAACGGTAGCGGTTACGTGGTTCGATGCCCATCACGTCCTATCTTTGCACGCGTCCTTTTTGCATGGGCAGTCGAAACAGACCGGCGTAATCTGGACGATCCACACGTCCATCTTTGCACTGGGTGATTCCCGGGCGGGCTCGATTCGGTATAAGCCGGCGCGTAACTCGGTGGTCGGGGATGACCCGTCGTTCGACAAATTGGCGAACTGTTTGCGCGAGGCATTTCTATCGTTGCCCTCAGGACCTGTGCTCCGGTAGTACCGCCAGTAGTCGGGATTCCGATCGTGCCACGCGCGCTGGCTGCGCCTTTGATTTTCTCGGTAGTCCGGGTCGTTCTGCATCTTCTCGCGCTGCCATCGCTGTCGGCGGGCCCGCTGGCAGGCTGGCGACGAGCAGTAGGTCTGATTCGGGACTTGATAGCGTGGCTCGAAGGGCTGGCCACAGCATGCGCAGATCCTGGTGGTCATGAAGTTCCTCGCGACGAGGCGACACCGAGAAATTTTCACTGGCCACTGACCGTGGCAGGGAGTGGCTCGACCTGTTCAACGACCGGCCGTGCTTCCGCACGTCTATGAGTGTCCCTTTCGCCGGGTGGCGTCCTGGGTGGGCTGCTAAAATTCCCGTTCACCGAGCTGGCGAAGGACTACGGCGTGTTATTTGCGACTATGTCCAGACGCTGCGGCGTGGTGCCGCCGAGCGAACTCACTGAATGGACAACATGACCAAAAAGACAACCGCGTTTGACGTGTTCGAGAAATGCGTCGAGGCAGTCCAAGCTGGGGAGCTGATTGAGTCCATCTCTGCGAAAGACAAGGAATTCCACTTTCAAAACTGGTTCCAGAAGCGTCTGCAGAGCTTGGCCATGCACTTCGAGGGCTCGGGCCGCAATACCTATCCCGACTTCTGTCTGGTAGAGCACCCCGAGGGATACGAGATCAAGGGCCTTGCGTGGCCGGGTCGCGAGCGCGACTACGACTCGAACAGCCAGGTGCCGACCGGTTATCACAACGGCCGCCAAATCTTCTACGTGTTCGGTCGATATCCGGCTGACCTGTCCGGCTATGTCGACCAGGGCAATGGCCGCAAGCAGTATCCCGTTGTTGATGTTGTGGTATGCCATGGCGACTTCCTGAACGCTGATCACAACTACGTTCACAAGAACAAGAGCATGAAGGGCTTCGGTACCTACGGCGACATCATGATCCGCGACCGGAAGATGTATGTGGCGCCGACGCCCTTTGCGCTGACCGAGGGAACCACTGGCCTGATGACGCTGATTCTGCCAGAGAGCTTCGACGGCGATGAACGCTACCAAGTGGTGGGAAACCTCACCCGCATTGAGGCCGAGACACTGGTGGTTGGCTACAACTTTGATCTGCGGACTAACGAACTACGTGCCGAGCGTGTGCCGAACCCCAAGGCTGGCACCCAGCACCGGTTCGTGGCCTACCGACTCAAGGGTCAGGCTGGCAAGCCCGTCTCGATGTCCAGCCCCCCCGCGCTGCCAGAAGACAACAACCAGCCGGACGAAGAATGAGCACTACCACTGGCAAGATCGGGTTCACCCACACCGCCGCCGCGACTGCGTTGGAGTGCGACTTCCCTCTGGTCGAGATTAGCCAGATCGCCGAGCAAGAGAGCTGGCGTAAGGAGGTCAACCGGCCAATCTACCACATCCACAAGTGGTGGGCGACCCGGCTCGGGTCGGTGTTTCGCGGCATTACGCTTGGTGCATTGAGCCAACCAGGCACGGACATCTGGGCGCAGTTCTACAAGACACAAGACTTTGCCGGGAAGATCGTGCTCGATCCGTTCATGGGCAGCGGCACAACGCTAGGCGAAGCAGTGAAACTCGGGGCCAAGGCTGTCGGATGTGACATCAACCCGGTTAGCACTTTCCTCGTGCACCAGGCGTTCACACCGGTGTGTGAGGCCCAGCTTCGGGCCGTGTTCGACCGGCTGGAGCGTGATGTGGCTCCCGAGATTCGGCGCTACTACCAGACTCGCGACCCGCAGACAGGCGAGCTGATCCCCGTGCTGTACTACTTTTGGGTCAAGACCGTCACGACGCCGGAGGGTGAGGTGATCCCACTGCTGTCCCGCTATGTGTTCTCGCAGGACGCCTACCCCAAGAAGAAGCCGCGAGCGCAGATTGTGTGCCCTGGCTGCTGGAACGTACTAGAGGATCGCTACGACACGACAGATCTTTGCTGCCAGCACTGCGGCCACCAGTTCAACCCACAGGACGGTCCGGCCGCTGGCCAGTACGTCACGACTAAGGGTGGCCATCGCTACAGGATCAAGGAGTTGCTACCTAAGGATGGCACCCCGCCTGCGCATCGCATGTACGCGATGATGGCCCTGCGCGCTGACGGCACCAAGGTCTACCTGCCGGCGCGAGACGAGGATCTCGCGCTCTATGAAGAAGCGCGAGAGCGGCTTGCCAGCGAAGTGCTACCGCTGCCGGAAACCACCGTCCGGCCTGGCCACAACACCGACCAGGCGCGGGGCTATAACTACACTGGGTGGCGCGACTTCTTCAACGCGCGCCAACTGCTGTGCCTTGGTTTCCTTCTGCGGGAAATCCTACGCATAGACGACCAAGCGGTGCAGGAGCAGATGCTTTGCCTGTTCTCCAGTACCTTGGAGTTCAACAACCTGTTTTGCAGCTTTAAGGGTGAGGGCACCGGGGCAGTCAGGCATATGTTCTCGAACCATATCTTGAAACCCGAGCGCGCGCCGCTGGAAAACTCCGTGTGGGGTACTGACAAAAGCAGTGGCACGTTCAGCACCTTGTTCGAGTCGCGACTGCTGCGCGCCAAACGCTACCTCGATGAGCCCTTCGAGATCGCTTTCGAACACGACGCGGACGGCAACCGAGCAGGCTCGCGCAAAATGGCGGCTAGCAATCCGATCCGCGCTCGCCGCGTCGAAACGTGGGCCGAACTGGAGAGGGCCGATCATGGCCTGTTGATCCTCAACGGTGACAGCTCCAAGCTGCCGATGCCTGCTGGAACGGTGGACGCCGTTGTGACAGATCCGCCCTATTTCGACTTCGTTCACTATTCGGAGTTAAGCGACTTCTTCTTCGCCTGGTTGTCGCCTGTCTTGCGCCACCGCTATCCGTGGATGGCTCGCGAGGATTCGTCCGGCCACGGCGAGGTGCAACACAAGGACCCCCGCGTGTTCGCTCGCCAGTTGGCCTTCGTGTTTACCGAGGCGTGCCGTGTGCTCAAGGACGATGGGGTGCTGGCGTTCAGCTTCCACCACTCGCGGGCCGAGGGCTGGGCTGCAATCTACGAGGCAATCAACAAGGCGGGCTTGGCTGTGGTGGCCGCTCACCCCGTCCACGCCGAGCTGCGCGCAGCGAGTCCCAAGACTGCTGCAAAAGACCCGATCAGCCTTGACGCGATCCTCGTGTGCCGCAAGAAAGCGTTTGCGCTTGACGAGTCGCCCCCCATCCAGGACGTGCACCAGTTTATCGATGCCTTGTCAGCTAGGCTGCAGGCTGCTGGACTGCGCATCTCAGCAGGGGATCGCTTCGTGATCGGGGCGGCGCAGATTTTGATCGCCCGTGCGGCCGACGACTTAAGCTTTGACGAGATCAAGGTGGATCTCGACGCCATCCGTCTTGCCGTGGGGCCAAAGGCTGGCGCCCCCGACGACGGGCCTGAGACGGCTGACGCGGAGGTGGCCACTGTGTGAGCGTGGGTTGCGTTTTTGGTTTTCTCGGTAGTCCGGGGCGTTTCGCACCTTGTCGCACAGCCAGCGCCGTTGGCGAACTCGCTGCCAGCTGGCGACGAGCAGTAGATCTGACCGGAAGCCGTACCTGACACGCATTGCTACGTTGAGCATGCGGCATGGGTGTAACCATAGCCAGGAAGCATAAAATGCTTGGACTATTGCGCAAACTGACGGACACCAGTTCAGAGATCAGACGCGAGTTCGGTCCCCGACTGCACCACCATACACGAGGGCTCGGATATTCTCCGGGCCCTTTTTGTTGCCCGGAAGTCCCGTGTGGCGCGGGGTTCCGGCCTGCTGTGCGGCGGGTGGTCATGCGCCATAGCACCCCGATTTCTGCGTTTTCGGTCTGCAGCCCGTCTCTTTTCTCTGTTTGTGCTGCGGGTAGGCGCAGGACCCTGTGTCGAAGAATCAGGCACTTACAGTAGGGAGGTAGGGGAAACAGGACAGGTCAGAAAGACCAAAAAAGGCCCGAAAGCCGCATAAACACTGGAATCCGGGCTAAGAACCCGAATCCATGATTTCCGGATGAACTCGGGGAGAAAGTGGGGAAAATTCGGGCGCGAAGTCCGGGAAATTGACCCCGCCAAAGCGGATATTCCCCCACTTCAAAGACGCTTCATCGCGTCATCGAACGCGGCTCAACACCAATTTGAGATGGTCGGCCGTCACATCCTCCACCAACCGCTCATCAGAGGCCGGAAAGCCAACCAACGGGCGCGCTGTGAGACCCGGATGGTTCACGCGCTTACGCACCAGCCCCGCAAACGCGAGTGCCTTGGCCTTCTTCGGCGTGATCGTGTAAGCCTTGGTGCCCAGGTGGTGCCACGCGGCCTTCTCGTCGCTGAAGCCAAGGCGCAACTCCACGCCCGTCACCTGATAGTTAAAGCTGCCCAGCAGGTCGCCGTTCCCATACAGGATTCGACCACCACGTCGGGCCTGCACCTTTCGCGCCGTGGCCAAACTCATCTGACCATTCTTGCGAAACGACTTGCCTTGTTGCTGCCAAACCGCCGTGCCGATGGTCAGCGGCGACAATGGCTTCCACTTCGTGCCATCTGGCGTCAGCCCTTGGTCATGACGCGCCTGATTCACCCGGAACAGCGATTCGCCAATGCTTCCCAACATCTGCTGGGGCGTAATTACTTCCTGGCGCACTGCATTCAACGCTTGCAACAGGTGTTCGGCTTGAAATTCGTAGGTGAGTTGCATGAGGCTGCCCCGTGGTGATGGAGATGCGGCCTCGCGTGGCCGCACCACCTATTTCTTATAGACCAACCGCCCGAGACGCTGTCTATCAAACGCCGCCGCGCGGTCTTCCGACTTCGCTTCGGTTCCCATGAACGTGGACACGCCCGTCCATCCGTTGCTACCCCACTCGAAAGCCGCATAACCGTACTCGTTGCTGCCTTCCAGCTCGAACGCGCGCAGATATCGGCGCTTGAGGCGCCAGCGGCCGTCTTGGTTGGCATCCTTCACCCAGGCCCACCAGATTTCATCCGGTTCGATGAGCGTCATGGCCAGCAGATTGACCGACTCGAAGCGTGCAGCCTTGCGGGTCGAAGCCGGTGCCGTGAAACCACCTAGACCATCTTCAAACAGCGCTTTGGTGATCGCCAAGGTGCTGCCAGCCGCATCGGTAAAGGCCGCGCCTTCGTCCATCGACGCCCCGAAGACTTCCAGAAAGTCCGCCACAGCCACTTCCGGCGCGGTGCCGGCCGGCAGCAACACGCTTTTGGGCACCATCGTTGGTGTGGGCGTGGCCGGCGACGTAAAGCTGGTGGGCCACTGCGTGCCGCGCTCTTTCAGCACGGCATCGTAGCCCTCCAGCGGCGGCACCGTATGCGGCTCCAGCCACGCCTTGCCTGGGTTGTAGGCAAAGCCCGGATCAATGCCCTTGGGCACGCGCACCGTGCGCGGCGCGCTGCCGTGGGCACCCACCACGCGCTCTTCCCATTCGATGGGTGGCGCTTCGTCTGGGCCTGTCTTGCCCTGCGCCTCCCACTCGCGCTGCGCTTCGATACGCGACAGCGAATGCGTGCTGCACTGGCAACGCCAGCCGTTTTGCGGCATGTGCGTGTTCCACCACGGATCAGTGATGGGCAGGACCAACCCATCCCATGCAAGGTGCTGGAGGCGCGGGTGTTCAGTGCTGTTGTGCTTGTATCGCAGGAACGGCCGCAGATGCGCCACATCCGTCATCTGCTTCCAACGCCCGGCGTTGTATGCCTGCCGGATGTTGGTGTCGTAGATGATCTTGCTGCGCCAGCCAGGCGTGCCGTTATGCGCCCAGCCGTACTTGGCGACGATGGCGTCGAAGTCTTTGCGGAACTGCGGGTAGCCGGTGCCTTTCTCCTGCGCTTGGCGAATGGCGTTATAGAAGTCTTCCAACCGTCAAAATCCCTGATCCGACCTGGAGCGCACCGGCCGATGAGCCGCACGCCGCAGCACCGCTGATTGAAGTGCTTGACCTGACAGTCCCGGCGCCGACGGTAGTCGTGGCCAACCCTGATTGTCAAATCCCGGCCGATGCCGTGGAAATCACCCTGGACGAACACCGCGCCCTGCTTGCCGCGCAATCGCAGGGCAAGGTAATTGCGATGGGGCCAAACGGTAAGCCCATCGCTGTCGATCCCCCGCCGCCCACTGTTGAGGAACGTGCGGCATCGCTTCGCGCACAGCGCGACCAACTGCTTGATGACACCCAATGGCTGGTTGTGCGTCACCGCGATCAGGTAGAGGCGGAGCTGGCGACCTCGCTGTCGGGCGACCAATTCAAGCGGCTACTGGCCTACCGCCAAGCATTGCGTGATCTGCCCGCGCAGGTCGGCTTCCCGGATGCGGCCATCCCGGAACTGCCCGCCGATCTGGAAGCGATCATGGAGCACACGCGATGAAAGCCGGGCTGCGCGCTGCGCTCTATCCCGTCTTTGTGCTGGTTTCACTGGCTGCCACGGCGGTGGCGTGCCTGCTGGTGAACTGGTGGGCGCCGTTGCTGGCTGATCGCAATGGCAACTTGCCGCGCTGGCTGGCATGGTTCCAGACCTTCGATGCCTCCCTGGATGCCGGTTGGCGCGATGGCTATATCGCCACTTCCTGGGGCGATACGCCGCTGCGGCGATTCCTGGCCAGGGTGTATTGGCTCTACCGCAACCCAGCCTACGGCTGGGATTACTGGGCGCTAGGCGTACCGTTTGACCCCATCGCTTGGCGCGTGGTGCGCTACACCGAGTCGGACGCTCTTACGCTGTTTGTCGCGGTAGGCAACGGCTTCAACATCTACTACCACGGCCGCTTCGGCATGTTGAAGCTGGGATGGAAAGCGTGGAACTGCTGGGACGGTGATGACTGGAAGCCAGAACCGTTCGGGCCGGTCTGGCGCTTGCCGCTGGCGTTCACGGTGTCGCCGTTCAAGCGGAAAGCATGAGCCAAGAAAAAGCCGCCCTCACAGTGGGGCGGCTTTGGCATCCGGGAATCAGCGGATTTCGTAGAATATTCCCCATCCGGGATTCAAAGGCCATTCATCCGGAAATCAAAGCCGCTTTACTCTTACGACGCGAGGTTCAGCGTCAACTACGGGGACCAATTACGCGTCGAACACGGCTACCACCTCGCGCTGCGCCGCCCACTCAGCCGGCAACGGATTGTGCTGGAACCACAGCAGACTCATGCACCGAGGCTGCCGGCCCGCGACGATAGCCTGGATGATCGCCGGCTCCAGCAACGTCAGGCGCAGCAGTTCATTGACCGTCGAGTGGTGCACCCCCTCGCGCTTGGCGATTTCACTGCCGCTGCCCACCACGCCGTCATCGAGCAACTGCTGCCAGTAGAAAGCCCGCGACAGCGCCACCAGCAAGGGCCGGTCGTGCTGGCCGGCGGCTGTGCCAGGCTTTCCCGACGTATCCGTGGGACGCACCACCACCTTGCTGGCGCCACGCTTGCGGATCTTCAGCGGAATGAAGGTCGACAGCTTCACCTGACTGCCATCGCGCCGTTCACGGGCCACGGCATGACCTGTCGCTTCAATCCTCGGCCTCATACGGTCGCCTCCCACTCCTGCAGCTCCGCACCGATAGTCCCCGGCATCAGTTCCCCGGCCAACTGAGCCCAACCCGCATCGCGCCAGACGATCTCCAGGCCACCGTCGGCAATCACCACCCGCTCGATCAGCAACTGCGCCAGCCGACACTGCTCGACCGGAAACAACTGCCGCCACACCACCGCCAGCCGTCGCATCGGCAATACCACCTCCGGTTCGGACAGATCCGGCCGCGTGGCCCGCACCTGATCCCAGACCGCCTGCACGACGTGCGGCGCCGACAGCGCCCCCATGATCTGCTCCACCACCAATGCCTCGATGGGCCCGGCAGGCAGCGAACCGTGCCGGCTGGCCCACGCACCGAGACGCCGCTGCCTGACCGGGGCGTAGTAGCGGTACTTCTTGCCCTTCTTGACCGTGTAGGTGGGCACCAGCCGCTCGCCATCCGGCGTGTACAGCAGCCCCCGCAGCAAGACCGGCTCGCGCGCGCGATCCATCGTGGCCCGCGTGCGCTCCCGAGCGTCGCTGGCGATCAGCGCGTGGACGGCATCCCATTGCGCCGGGGTGACGATGGCCTCGTGCCGCCCAGGGACCGACCATGAACGTATCCGAACACCCCGACCTCCAGTGGATCGAGCAGCCCGGCGCCAGCCCCGACATGATGCAGCGGGTCCAAACCTGGCTCGATGCCGGCACGCCCCTGCTGTGGCGGCCGATCTACGACCGCGAGAATTTCCCCGACGCCACGCCCGAGATGCTCGACATGTGCCGCAGGCACAGCGATGTCAGTTGGCAGGTCTTCTCCATCGGCGATCTGACGGCACTGCCTGCCGGCATCAAGGGCTGGCTGATGCCTGTCAATGCCGAGGACACCGATGTTGTCTGCGGCCGGTGGGAGAACGCCCTCACGTTCCTCGGTTGCCGTGACCGGCGCACCGGTCAGCCCGTCACCTATCGCTCGGATCGGGCCGACCCTGCCGATGGCGAGGCACCGCTGAGGACCGACAGCCAGATTCAGGCCACCCCGTCATAGGTGGCCGACCCGATTGCCTTGCCCCGCCGAGCGGCCTGATGGCCGCCGCCCCCGCCCCCCCACACGTCCTGGAGTCCCTATGAACCTGATTTCCAAGCGCAAGAAATCCGCTCTCGCAGTAGAGGCAGCCACAGCCGCGACCATGCCCACTCCGCCCTCGAATGCTGTTGATGACATTCATGACCTGGATGCGCTGGCGGCCATGCTGCAGCAACTGAAGGCCCGCGAGGAGAAATACCAGCGCGCCATCGATGCCTTGATCGCTGCTCGCCGCATCGTCAACGGCTGGGATTCGAAGCCGCCGAGGAAGCGCCCGCAGGAAATCCCCATGGGCCACGTTGTCACGGTCCCGGTCTGAAGGCGGCGCCCTCTGACAGTACCGGAGGTGGCGGGCAGAGCACGGTTCAGACCTTGGCTTCTGCCCGCCACAGCGCGTTCATGGACGCGTCTCAACCACACGGATTCTCAGCGATGACCGACACCAAGAACACGGGCAGCGTGGCCGCGCAACTGGCGGCACTGCCCAACCTGGCGATGCCCGAACTGTGGGCGCTCTGGGATCGGCATTTCCCTCGGCGCCCCAGCCATCACAACCGGGACTACGTCGAATCGCGGATCGCGTACCGGATCCAGGAACTGGCTTATGGCGCGTTGCCCGCCGGCCTGCGCCGCCATCTGGTGGAGGCCGGAGCCAGACTCTCCAAGATCAAGACCGCCACCGGGCGCGGCAGCCAGCTGGTGCTGATGCCCGGCACCACGCTTATCCGCGAATGGGACGAGCGCGAATACCGCGTGACCGTCACGCCCGATGGACTGTTCGAACTCAACGGGCAGGTGTTCAAGAGCCTGTCGGCTGCGGCGCGGCACATCACCGGCACGCAGTGGAACGGGCCGCGGTTCTTCGGTCTGCGCGATGGCAAGGGGGGGACGCGATGAGCGCGGTGCCGCTCGCCTCGCCCAAGCGCTGCGCGGTGTACTGCCGCGTGTCGTCGGACGAGCGCCTGGACCAGTCCTTCAACTCCATTGACGCGCAGAAGGAAGCCGGCCACGCCTTCATCAAGAGCCAGAGCCACGAGGGCTGGATTGCCGTGGGCGATGACTACGACGATCCCGGCTTCTCCGGTGGCAACATGGACCGGCCTGCGCTCAAGCGCCTGATGGCCGATATCGAGGCCGGCAGGATCGACATCGTGGTCGTCTACAAGATCGACCGGCTGTCGCGCTCGCTGGCGGACTTCGCGCGCATGGTCGAGGTCTTCGACCGCTGCCGGGTCAGCTTCAGCGCCGTCACCCAGCAGATCAACTCGGCCACGTCGATGGGCCGGCTGATGCTCAACGTGCTGTTGTCCTTCGCGCAGTTCGAGCGCGAGGTCACCGGCGAGCGCATCCGCGACAAGATCGCCGCGTCCAAGCGCAAGGGACTGTGGATGGGCGGGCGGGTGCCGCTGGGCTACGACCTGCGCGACCGCCTGCTGGTGGCGAATCAACAGGAGGCGTCGCTCGTGCGCCGCATCTTCGATGACTTCGTGACGCTGCGCTCGGTCACCCTGATGGTGCGGACCTACGCCGCCGAAGGCATCGTGACCAAGGACGGCAATGCCTTCACCAAGCAGACCCTCGGCAAGATGCTGCACAACCGGATCTACCTGGGCGAGATCGTCCACAAGGGACAGCGGTTCTCTGCTCAGATTGAGAATGACTTTGCGTGGATGAGTTACTCACGATGTGCTCCGTAGCGGGTGCCACCCTCGATGCCGGGTGGCGTGGCGGAAATGGACTGCGGGTGAATGACGGCAATGCGCCACTGGGCGCCCTCCCGGCTGTGGCCGATGTGGCTGATCTCGATGCCCTTGGCACGATAGGCCGGGGCGATACGTCGCAACTGGTCGGACAGGCCCTTGGGCGAACGCGGCCAGCCACTGCGGTCGGGCACGCCGTGACTGTTGAGCAGCTCGTAGAGATGGCCAGCGGTTCCCTGCCAGTTCAGCGGCGTCAGACGCTCGGCGATGTACTTGTCAAGCGCCTGGGCGACGGCATTGCTCTCCAGCGCCCGGTCGACGCCAGCGCGCACAAGTTCGGCGTACTGCTGCTGGAATTCCCCCGGCGCAAAGCCCAGCACGCGCGCGATGGCTTCACCCAGACGCTCGTAGTCAGCCATGCGCTGCTTGTGGGTCAGCCTGACGCTCGGCAGAACGGCCAGCGCCATCACGAACAGGTCGAGCAGGCCGGCAAACACGTGCGGGAGGTCGCGCTCCCAGCCGGAGTGGGTATCGGCATCGTCGCGGCGGGCATCGGCGGGGATGGTCGGCAGATCGACGTGAATCACCCGATCGATCAGGTCGGGACGGGTAGCGACTACGGCGATGCCGTTGAGCACGACTGGGCGCTTGGTCTCCATCACGTGCTCTTCGCCGTTGGTGTACAGCTGGCGCGAGGCGAAGCCGCCGCCCGTGGACAGGGTGCAGAAGGCGTCCTGCTGCTCGGCGCTCAGGCCCGAGAGGTTCTCGTAGGACACCAGCCAGTTGTTGGCGGCCACCACGAACACGTCCTCGACGGTCTTCGGGCGACCACGCAGCATCACCTTGTTCGGATCGACAAGGCTGCGCAGCACGGACTGCGTGGTGGATTTGGCCGAACCCTGCTCGCCGACCAGTTCCAGCACTGGGAACGGGGTGTCGGGACGAAAGCAGTCCAGCAGCCAGGCCAGGACCATCACCCGGCGATGCGCCGGAATGTTGGTGTGTTGCCAGAGCAGGCCGACATCGCCCGCATGCGAGGGCATCGGCAAGGGGCGCATCGACGGCATCCGGGTGAAGAACACCGGCGGCTCGTTGACAATGCGCCAGCCCTGCGGCGTGACGAAAACGGCCCGCCATCCCTCATCGCACAGGTCGATGACGTAGCCATCCCGACAACGGGCGGCGCGGACATGCACCTCGATCTGCTCGCCATCGTTGATGCCAGCCGCCGCCAGGGTGGCGAGCGCCGACTTCATCGTCGTATCGGGCACACCAGCGCCCTTGGTCCGCCAATAGGCCGCGCGCAGCCAGTGCTCGAAACCGGAGGAGTAGACGCGCCAGACCTCGCGCCGATCCGCCATCGAAATGATGGCCACGGCGTTGCGGTCGGCGTCGTGATGCAGTTGGCATCGCGCCCGGGCCAGCGCCACCAGTTCATCGAGCGTGCTGGTATCGGCATGGGAGCTGGGCAGCTCCTCGCGTACCAACTCGTCCAGCATGGTCACCGAGCAGCTGCGGTTGGCGAGCTTGGCGGCATGGCGCAGGCGCAGATAGCTGGGCATGTCCGTGGCCTTCAGGATCGCGAAGGCGCGGATCACGTCTTCTTCGGCCAGCACGCCGACATCGTCCGCCAGTCGGATCAGCGCGGCTTCGAGGACTGCAACGGCGTCGATGTCAGACGACGGGCGCTGCGCATCGGCCGACGCGCGATGGCCGTTGGCGGTAGCGCTGTCCGGGAACGGGGTGGACTCGAGCATCGTCACGCCCAAGGATCAGCGAGACCGATTGATGAGGGCGCGAATGTCCTCGGCACGCCAGACCGTGGTCTTGCTGCCGAGCTTGATGCCTTTGGGGAATTTGCCTTCCCGGACACCGGCCCACCAAGCCGAACGGCTGATGGGGATCAGGGAAAGAATCTGCGGAAGCCGAACGAAGCCGGCTTCGGGCAGGATCGGGCGGGACAGGTTCACTGCGAGCATCCTTGTTCAAATGTGGACGCTCGCTATTCAATAGCAGGCTGGTTTGGGATTCTAGGCACGCTACGCGCAGCACGCACACGCTGCGCGCACAGGGTGTCCCGAAGCGCTACGTCTGCGCGTCAACAAGCGGTGGCGTGCGGCCCTTGCGCTCGTCGTAGATCCATTTGGCGACGGTGCGAGGTGCCTTGAATACCTGGGGCGCGATGGCCTGCGCGGCAGCCTCGATGCTCGGGTAGTTGTGCATCGAATACAGTTCGATCGCTCGCAAGCGAGCCGCGCGGTTGGTCGAATGCTTCTTGATGGCGGCAGCCTGGGCTTGCACCGAGATACGTTTGCGGACAGCGGCCTCAACGCCATCGCCGTCTTTGACCAGTAGCTCGAGCAGCCGGTTATCGTAATATCGGCGCGCCAACCCCTCGGCAAGGCGCACAGCTTCCATCGCATTGATGGCGTATCTGCCGGCATGCATCCACTGGCGCCAGACGGGAGCATCGGCTGGCACTACGCGACTGTGATACCCAAGCGTATCCAGTTCTGGCTCAATCGAGAACGACGCATCAGCGACCAGCCAAAGCGCCAGCACAGCAAACGCGTGGAACTCGTGCGGAAAGCGCGCTCCCGCAGCAGGGCCGATATGGCAGTGGGTGGTGCCGTCGAGCAGCCACTGACTGTCACTGCGCTGATAACGCTCGGGGGGCGTCTCGTCATTGGCCTCGGCCTCTTCTCGGGCTTGGGATACGGTGACGTCGATGATCCATTCGACAGTCTCCGCCAGATCGATGATCTGTTCCACCGTCACGTCATGCAGTAATTCGCGTGCGCGTTTGGCAATCTCGGGCAGCGCGACAAACGGCATGAGGGGAACCGTCCGGTTTAGCGGATCGAACTGGTTGAACTGACGGCAGTAAGGCATTGGTGTTGGAACGTCTGTGGACGTGGACGCACGGGAATAGTCGGGCCGGGATATTACCGGCAGTCCGGGCGACATCAGGCCGACGACGATGCTTGCGTCATGAAGACCCGACGGAGACGAAGCACTGTCACAACCACCGCAACCGCCGCGCCGAACTGTTCCCGGTGATGGTTGTGATGGTTGTGATGGTGGTGACGGTCGTTCTCTATTGTTACGGTCTGGGAAAACGTGGATATCTGCGCCGGTGTCACCATCACGGGCATCGAGGTCAGCGAACAGGTCGGCCGGGCCAGGCCAACGCCGAGCGGGAAGAGGGGGGGGGCGCATCCCTCTTTTTGCTGAGTGAAACAATAGAGGAGAACCGTCACAACCATCACGACCATCACATCGGCCAGCTCCCTGTGATGGTCGTGACGATGGTGATGGTCGTTCTCTATTGTTACGGTCTGGGAAAACGTGGATACCTGTGCCGGTATCACCATCACGGGGCACCGAGATCTGCGAGGAGCTCGGCAGGGCCAGAACAGCGCCGAGGGGGAGAGGGGCAGCAATCCTCGAGCGCATTCCTCCCTTTCCTGAGTGAACGATAAAGGGGAATCTGCAAGACTTTGCAGATTGGATCGCCCCGTAGCATCGCGGTAGCGGTCAGTGTACGCCTTCACGATTTGAGTCTGCGGTCGAACTCCGCCTGCGCAAAAAAATGCGCTGACCGCCTTGAGAATCTCGTTGGCGCGGAGCATTCCTTGACCTCGCACTCCAGCGCCCTGGGGCGTTCGCGCTCACGCGTCGCGTTGTCCGCTGTCGACCGCCTCGCGCTTGACCCACCCCGGCAGCGTCTGCGACACGCAGCCAATCTTGGGCGCGATGTGGATTCAACGGCTGCCCATAGCGACAGATTCTTACCCCGGTGCTCTTGCGCCATGCACACCGCGCGCTGGCGCGCCCGCTGGGTCGGAACTTGTTTGTATAGCTCCATTTTTCTCAAGAGTTGGAGCCTTCTCAAAGCCCCGGGGCGGTTCAACGTCAACCGGGTGTGCCGAATATACGCGAAGGCGCCGCAGAGGTACTATATTGTCGGTAAGATTTCGATGCGGTGAAGGGGGGGCGGTCGACGCTTGACTTCCAGTCATATCGGCCCCTAATTTCTGGGGCGGGGGAGCAGCATGGTGCGTTGACGCGGTCTGTGGAGCCTGCGGTTACACGGGTGCATTAACTCCAACTTCAGAACAAACAATGTCCATTAGCTATGCTCGTCCTCTAACCGACCATCAAGGAGTGGACGCGTTCCTTGAGAACTGCCTCGGTATCGGGGACGAACTCGAGCTCCCCGATTCCCGCAAGATTCCATTGGCGACGGTTTCGAAGAAAATCAGAGACGCGGAAAATGCCTTGGCTGCAACAACTGGCGAGCCCACCCTAGACAGTTTAAAAAACCGTGTGAAGGAATATCGCGACGAGCACTCAAGAAAAAATTTGCGCTTGCGAATACTGACGGAGCTTATAGAGATCGAGCGCCTTGATGACGACGATGAGATACAGTTGGGGCACGGTGGCGCCAAGCCGAAAACAGAGCTAAAAAAAGAGAAGCAGGCGATTATCATAATTGGATTGCCTGCATCCGGGAAATCAAGCCTCGTCAACAAGACGGCGGATGCACTAGGTGCCTTCATTCTGGATGCGGATTTTGCCAAGCGGAAACTCCCGGAGTTTGACGGCAGTTTTGCTGGGGCGAATCTAGTACACGAAGAGTCTAGCAAAATTATCTTCGGGCCTGGCCTTTCCCTTCTGGATTTCTGTCGAAATGATGGAATTAATATCGCAATCCCAAAAATAGGAAATCATTTCGAAAGCATTGAGGAATTGCGTGATGGCTTGATATCCAGGGGATATGCCGTGCATCTTTGTTGCACGGTTGCTCATCGTCAAAATGCCACGCTGAGAGCAGTTAAACGCTTCTTGTCCACTGACAGGTATGTACCTCTCGGCCTCATTTTTGATGGATATGCAAATGATCCAATAATGAACTATTATAGATTTCGGGTGGAGGATATAAACTCGCCCGGAAAATGGGCTTCTCTTGGGGCAATGTACACTGAAGAAAACGGACTTCGATGCGATGTTAGCAACAAAAGCAGCCCCATCTTTCTTTTGGGGCAAATGGGTGCGCCATGACTAAATCATCGCTCCGCGAAAAGAGAAAAACAAAGAGATTTGCGGAAAGCAATAATCGACGCGCTTTGGATGAGGCTATATCAAAGTTATCCAACCTAAGGCGACATGGAGTGAAAGCCAAACCTCTTCAGGTATTTGTATCTGAAGGTGCAGTCATTGTGCGCATCAAGAAAGAGCAGGCTGAAGAGGCTCAGCCAATGCTCATGCAAAACCGCGCCCATAAGAGATCAGCGCTACTGCGGCAGCATCAACGCGCACTGCAACGAGTTCTCGACGCGGCTAAGCTTGATACAGAAAATGCCGTTCGCACGTTGAGCGACGAATCTAGCGAGGAAGCAGTAGCCTTCTATCAATCTCTTGGGATATAGGGAGAAATTTGCGGAGCATTGACTGCCTACACTGTCAGAATTCAAGCCATGTGATGCGTCAGCCCATGCCCGTCAAGGATTGAAACCTGGAGCAGTAGCGGTGACTGACCAACTCAACGCAGGTGCTCACAGGGGCAGTGAGTGATATTGAGTAATTTTGGCAATGCCTGCGGAGCATTGCGGGGATTTGCGAACGATTGCATAGACGGGCGCGCAAGAGGGGGCTCCCATCTGCCTCGGAATTCGCTATAGTCGTGCCCATCGTTGCCGACCCTGCATGATGGCAATTGCCCCGCAGGGGGAAAAGGGGTCCTTCCTGGCCAAATTCCAATACGGGAGGGACCAGCGCAGGACCTGCCCACCGTCGGGGTGCGAACCCAGGTTCGCACGGTACGCACCCACGCCCGAACCGAATCGGCCATATCCTCCCAGACCCGCGTCAACACTGCGTTTGCGCGGGTCTTGTGCTTTGTGGGCGGTGCGAACCTGCTCAGGTGGTGGTTCGCACCAGCCCACGAGGTTCGCACAGTACGCGCCCTGCTCAGATGCGCGCTCTATCCGGTTCGGCCCGGTCCATTGCAGGCCGATGTCGAGCCGCTTTGGCGACGGTAAAGCTCGGCAGTAGTGCCTCGCCGCAGATGCCCCAGGTGCCTTGCAGTTCTTCGCGCTGACGTCAGGAACTCCCAATTCTCACAGAAGTTCACCTACTATCACCCCAGCCAGATGATCGCTTAAAGTCACATATTTCATAAAAATAAGTGATGTTGGGGCTGGGAATGAAGCGATTTGTTGATCTGTGGGCTGCGCTGCCCGCCTGCTTGACGAGTGGGTTGGCTCTTTCGGTTTCTGCGCGCACCGGGGAGATCCCCCTAACGCGTGCGTTACTGGCTTTAGTGCTGGTCAGTAGCTCAAGTTGGGCTTCTAGCGGTGCGGATATGGGTGTGACAGGTTATAAGTGGACGACATCTGGCCCCATTGGTCCGAGGTACGATTCGGCAGGTAGCGCTTGTCTGGCAATCCCGTCGGAACACACATTTATCGGACTGCAATTTGTATTGCCCGGCGCCAACTGTCTAGCCGACATTGGAGCGTATACCTCGGTGTTTCGGATGCCAGGGGAGTGTGCGAGTGGATATGCGCTGCAAGCGGATGGCACATGCGCTCGGGCACGGCCTCTCGTACAAGTTTGCACAGCCGGCAGTCCGGTGACTCCCGGAACTGGCACGACCGGTGTTTCCTCGCGGGACGATGGCGGGAGCGCGGAATTGCCCGTGACGCTCGCTTACCAGTCCTACAGCATCTATGGGGGAAGCGGTGGGGCGGCGCAATGGACGTCCAACTGGCAGCGCAGCCTGGATACGAGTGTGGTGACTGACACGAATGCTCCGGTCACCGCCTTGCGCGATGATGGCTCGGTGTACGGCTTCCGCAAGAATGGCTCGGCGTGGTCAACTGCAGGTACCCAAGACACGCTGAACTCGATCACCGATGCCAACGACAAGACGACCGGCTGGCAGTACACGGTGGTCGATACGGGAGCGGTGGAGACCTACGACACCAGCGGCAAGCTGCAATCCGTCCGCGAGCGCAACGGCCGCACCACGACGCTCTCCTACAACGCCGCGAATCAACTGACAACAGTCACTGCCCCCAGCGGACGCAGCTTGGGCTTCGCCTACGACAGCCAGAACCGTGTGGCGAGCGTGACCGCGCCCGATGGCGCCGTCACCGGCTACGGCTACAACAGCGCCGGCATGCTGTCGACGATCACGCGGCCGGATGGCGCCGTACGCCAGTATGTCTACGAAGACAGCCGCTTCCCGACTGCACTGACTGGGATCGTGGACGAGAACGGCAGCCGCTACGCCACCTATGCGTACGACGACCAGGGCCGTGCCATCAGCAGCACGCTGTCGGGCGGCGCCAATGCGTACCAGTTCCAATACGGCGACAACTACCAGACCACCGTCACCGACCCGACCGGCAAGACCAGCGTCTACACGTTCCTCAAGCAGAACGGCGTGCTGCTGCCGACCGCGATCAGTGCTCCATGTGGCCTGTGCGGCAGCACCCGCCAGAGCAGCAGCTACGACGCCAACAACAACCTGACCCAGGAAACCGACTACAACGGCACGGTCACCACCCACACCTACGACAGCCAGAACCGCGAAACCCAGCGCGTGGACGGCTCGGGTACGACCAGCGCCCGCACCACGACAACGGTATGGCACTCGCAATTCTGGAACCTGCCGACTCAAATCGCCTCGCCGACCAAGCTGGAAACGTACAGCTACGATAGCAACGGCAATCTGACCCGCTACAGCGAAACGCCGACCGCGGACAGTGACGGCAGCCAGGGCTTCAGCGCAGCGACGACCGGCCCGGCTCGGACCACCAACTGGACCTACACCGCCGACGGCCTGGTGGCGACCAGCAGCGGCCCGCGTACCGATCTGAGCACGGCCACCACCTACGTCTACCGCACCGCCGACGACACGTCCACGCCACCGCAATACCGCAAGGGCGACCGGTACCAGATTGTCGATCCGCTCGGCCACGCCACCACGATCAACCAGTACGACGCCAACGGTCGGCCGCTGCAGATGACGGATGCCAACGGCGCGGTCACCGCGTTCACCTATTCGAACCGTGGCTGGCTGACCAGCCAGACGATCACCCCGGCGAGCGGGGCGGGGCAGACCACCAACTACAGCTATGACGCCGTGGGGCAATTGACCAAGGCGACGTTGCCGGACGGCGGCAGTGTCAGCTTCAGCTACGACGCCGCACACCGCCTGACGGGCGCCGCCGACAGCCTGGGCAACAGCATCAGCTACACGCTGGACGCGATGGGCAATCGGACCCAGGAGCAGGCGAAGGACCCGAGCGGCAATCTTGCCCGCCAGATCACCCGCGTCTTCGATTCAATGAACCGGCCGCTCAAGGTCACGGTCGGCAACACGCAGTAAACCAATAACTCCAATCAACGAGCCAACATGAGAGAGCACACACTCTATCGAGCAATCAGCGCTGCGCTCCTGCTCACATTGAGCACGCAGGTGCTAGCCCAGACGCAGGTCTCAACAACGCAATATGCCTACGATGCCGTGGGCAATCTGACGCAGATCACGGATCCACGTGGTCTGGTGACGACGCTGACCTACGACTCCCTGGGCCGGCGTACCAAGGTGCAAGGCCCTCCCGCCACGCCGGGTGGCGCAGCGCCTACGGCCGTCTTCACCTACAACGGCCAGGATCGCGTGCGGCAAGTGACCGACCCGCGTAGCCTGGTGACGACCTATACCGTCGATGGCCTGGGTAATACCACCCAGCAGCAGAGCCCCGACACCGGCACCACCAACGCCACTTACGATGTGGCCGGCAACCTCACGCGCCGCACTGACGCGCGCGGCAAGATCACGAGGTACCGCTACGATGCCGTGAATCGGATGACGCATGCGGTCTTCGCGAGCGGCACGCCAATCGCCTTCACGTATGACGGTGGGAAGCACCCGGAGCCCAACGACATCGGGCACTTGACGCACATCAGCGACGAGTCCGGCCAGACACGCTGGCGATTCAATGGTTTCGGCAACGTGGTCCGCAAGACCCAGAGCACCACGGCCAACGGCGAGACCAAGAAGCAAGTGGTGGCGTACGCCTATGGCACCAGTGGCAGCAGCACCGGACACGTCATCAGCATGACGTATCCGAGCAATAGTGTCATTGGGTACAGCTACGATGTAGGCGGCCGCATCGCGGGCCTGACGCTGACGACAGCCAAAGGCAGTGTCGCACTGCTGTCCAACATCCAATACCAGCCCTTCGGAAAACCAACGGGATGGACGTGGGGAAACGGCACAGCCTATACGCGTAGCTTCGACCTGAGCGGGCGCCTCACCCAGTTCCCGCTGGGCGCGACCAGCGGGACCGGAGCCACGCCGAACGGCCTGTCGCGCACGGTCAACTACGATGCTGCCTCGCGTATCTCGGCGTATACCCACACGGACACGAGTGGCAGCGCCGGCAGCAGCACGGCGATTGCAGCCAACCAGACCTTCGGCTACGACGACCAGGACCGGCTGACCAGCTACCTGCCGGCCAACAGCAGCCAGAGCTACAGCTACGACGCCAACGGCAACCGCACGGGCCAGACGGTCGGTGGCAACAGCTACACGCAGACCGTCGACCCGGCGAGCAACCGGCAGACGGCGAGCACGGGGCCGACCGCGACGAGGAACAGCTATGACGCGGCAGGCAACCTGACCAGTGATGGCACGACCACGTACAGCTACAGCGATCGGGGTCGGCTGGCGAGTGTCACGAAGAGCGGCACCACGACCAGCTACCTATACAACGGGCTGGGGCAGCGGGTCGTCAAGAGCGGTAGCAACGTTCCGACGGGAGCTACCCGGTACGTCTATGACGAAGCGGGTCACCTGCTCGGTGAATATGACCAGTCGGGCAACGCGATCCAGGAGACGGTGTACCTGGGCGACACGCCGATTGCGACGATCAAGAGTGGCACGGCGTACTACGTCTACGCGGACCAGATCGACACGCCGCGGGTGATCACGGACACCAACAACCTGATGGTGTGGCGGTGGGATCAGACCGACCCGTTTGGGGCCATGCTGCCGGATGAGAACCCGGCCAGCCTGGGGACGTTCACGTACAACCCGCGCTTCCCCGGGCAGGTCTACGACGCGGAGACAGGCAAGCACTACAACGCGAACCGGGACTATGACCCGGCTAGCGGACGGTATGTGCAGTCGGATCCGATTGGGCTTAACGGTGGGCAGTGGTCCACCTACGGCTACGTGGATGGGGGGCCCGTCAGTTCCGTTGACCCAGACGGTCTAGAAGACAAAGTCATGCGGGGACGCATCTATGAATTGCAGCCGCTTGAAGGTGGAGGCGGCAGAATTGGTCTGGGAGAAGGCGGCCCCTTCCCAGGTGGAGGTGGGCGTATCCGTGGGGAAACTCCCAGGGCCAATTCTGCTGCTAGTATCTTAGAACCTGTTCACGATCTCCTGAGCAGCAGAGCCAAGAAGGCCAAATGAATGAACTGCAAGCTGGTGTTGAGCGAGCGCTCGCAGTTCTTCCATAGCCGCCGGTTCTTCTCCAGCCAGGCAAAGC